TTGCTTCGGCATTAGCTAACTTCATCAATGATGGAGTTTTTCTAGTAGCCATTATCTGCCTCTGTTACCAGAAGAAATGTTCTTTTCTTTAGGCATTGGCACACCGTTTACACGCACAGGTTCGGCTTTTGGGCCAGCAGGAGGTTCAATCATTGGCTTAGTACCAATACGGCACTCGTCTGCATAATCGGCAGCACGTTGCAAATGACCAGGATCTTTTAATCCTGTTTTGCCTTCTTTATCTTTTTCCTTAGTTGATTCATACTTCATTTTCTTGGATGAATCGGACATATCTTTAACGTCATAATCTTTCATTTTATTTTCCTTTGCAAAGAAATCTCAACATGAGATAACTTAGTATAAATCAATTTTTACCATTCCACCAATATTTTCTGCTATTTCTATCGTAATTTTTTTAAAACATCGGTCATCAATCTCCAACGCTTCACACATACCATCTAATCCTGATTTCATACTAGCAAGCATATTATCTAAATCCATATGTTTACGATTAGGCTTATAAAAGATAATGTGCATTTCTTTGTAGTCAGCTTTTGGTATATTTGCCATTTTGGTTAGCCAGTAACAATCTGTCTTGTAAATTGCTTTTTTCTTAGCTTTTACATGAAAATGAGCACTTGAATTAGGATTTAACTCCTTATATGGCCAAGCAAATGTTAGCATTTTAATAATTCTTCCGTACGTTCAAGTAAGGTTTGCTCGTCAATGCCATAGCGAGCTTCAAATCCTTTTCGCCCAAGTCCGTGAACACCACTATTGCCTCTGTGATGTTCTGGACAGAGTCCAATGACATTTGCGAGCTTTCTTTTTCCTCCCAGCCGTCTGATATGATGGATTTCACATGGTGTATCATCGTAGCCAAGTACGGATTTACACAATATACATCCCAGTCTTGCAATTTTGCCATAATGCTCCTTTTCTAATTTAGTTACCATGATTAGCGAATTCTCCACAATATTTATTTCTTATTTCTATTGCAACTAATTCTGCTAATTCTAAATTATCAAATAATCCAATATGTTTTTTTTTGCCATCAATTTTTATTTGAACTCTCCATTTTTTTACAGTTTTATTCCAACTTATGTTTTTAATACCTGAAGTATTATCTTTTCGTAATTTTGCGTTTTGACCATTTTGTGAATAAGTTGCTTCTCTTAAATTTTCAATAGAATTATCTAATTTATTGCCATTAATATGATCTATACATTGTGGCAAATAATTATGATGCATTAAAAATATAAGCCTATGATTTGCAAATCGTTTGCCATTTATTTGAGCATATAAATATCCATTAGAATTCAAAGTTCCAACTTTTTTTCCTATTAATTTTTTATATTTATGATTTTTATAATAAAGTTTACCATCACAATATACAAATAATTCATCCAATAATTCTTTATTAATCATAATGTTATCGATCTTCATTAGCTAAATTCTCTGCAAATCGTTCAAGTTGTAAAGCAATGTCGCTTATATCTACAGCAATTTCATAAGCTCGTATTGAATCTAGCTCTTTACAAGCAATTTCATATTGTTTAATTAAATGCAACAGGATCTGGAATGGATGGTTCATAAAGTTGTCTTTTCTATAAAACGATTGTTTGCTTGTTCAGTCCGCCATATGTCTACTTTAATTTGTGCAGCAATTAATTGCCACCTTAATTTTTCTTCTATTGAAATTGCTTCTTTTAATCCTACTAGCAATTGTATATATTCAGGATGTGAATATGCCTGACGTTCTTGTGCTGCACTTGTCTCATATCCATGTAATTCAGCATCTTGCATCAATAAAGCACGTTTTGAACGTCTAAATTCGTCAAGATATATACGTTCGGATTTAGCTTTTGCGTATTTTCCAGCGTTTCTAAGTAAAAATTCCACGACTTTATTTGGATTTTCCATTATTCCTCTAAATATTTAATAATAGGTTGTTGAAAACTCTCCGTAAATTGCTGACTTTTTTTATCAAACCATAGTCCCAAAGTACCTTCCCAATCACCATTTCGTTGTTTTGCAGTAATTAGAAATGTGTCTGGTTGCGTATTGTCAGCAATTTTGTTCTGTTCTGTTTCTCTCTCTTTATTACGATTTCTAGCTATAAGCACGACATTGTCTGCCAAATCCGTAATAACCCCAGAACCTTTGATATCCTTCTTTTCTGCAATTCGATTACTTTCGCCACCTTTTCTAATGTGATGGACTAAGTGAATGTGCATTTTTGTCTCTTTAGCAACGTCACATAAAGCATCTACTAAATCTTTTTGTCCGTTAAAATCATCTTCTCCTCTGACTAACTTCATCATGGAATCTAAAATAATGTGGTCGCACTTTAAATGCTGTTTTGCATAACGACATAACGCTATTGCTTGCCAAGCATCTAATCTACCTTGATGGTCAAATAAATAGGCTTTATCTCTTTTCCATTCCATAAACTGTTCAATATCGTGATTAGACACGTTTAATGAGCCTATGGCTTGTCGAACCATGCGAGATAAGGTCTTAGTAGGTGTCATCTCTAAAGAAGCCGTAAGAACCGTTTTATTGGCTTTTAAGAGTGATAGTTTCATTTGACCAAGAATCAATGATTTTCCTGAGCCATTTTCTCCAGCCCAAATAGTTAATTCAGAATGTCTAAGTCCGACAAGCTGGTCAAGTTTCGCAAAAGGAAGTTTATCGCCTTCAATGCCTAAATGTCGGTTTTTGTAATACGTTTTAATTTCGTCTTCAAAGATAGACTTTTCTTTCACTTGGTACATGATTTCGTGATATTCACGATATTGTTCTAAATCAATGTTGATTAACATGAACTTCGTTCTCCGAATCTAATCCAATTAGGATTTTTGGTTTTAAATTGGTAATATGAATAAACCACGTTGCAAATTGTTCATCCGTACAATCGCCATGAATAAGGTTTACAACTTGGTTTGTTAAAAATGCTAAATCAATACTTCTAGGCATATCTTTTTCTGTGTAGATGGTAGGCATAGAACTATAACTGTCTTTAGGATTAAACCAATCAGGTTTAGTACCAACGATGACAAATACTCCATGCAAATAATCGTTCTTGTACCAAAACTTAAAGGCTTCATCTTGACCAATCATAAATAATTTACCTTTTCAGTTTTTTTAATTTCACTTTGTTTTTGATTACGAACCCAATTTCTCCATACTGCAAACCAATCTGATCTAACACCTTTTGATCCAGCTAATGAAATCCAATAATCCTTAAATCCTTCAAAAATTGAATTTGGGTTTAAATCATTACGTTCTGTTCTGCAAAATAATATCCATTCTTCAGGTATATCTTGCAAACTAAATCTTGAACCTTTGGTAGCTTTAGCTACAGTTGTACTTAATACTGGTTCTTGGTTATTGGTTATTGGTTCTTGGTTAGCATTGGGGTTGCATTGGGTTGGCATTGGGATAGTTATAGGTATGCTATCACTTACCTTATTTTTCCATCTTGATTCAGCACCTTTTTTACCACCAGCAGATTTGTTTAAATATCCTTGCAACTCCTTGTCACACCTAGAATGTTTTAAATATTCACCATTAACTTCAAAGTAAGTTTTAACAATCATTTGAACAGTTTTAATATCAGAACCAATTTCAAAAGCTAATTGCTCAGAATCATTAATGACATGACCATCTTTATCGTAATATAACCAAATAAGTCTTAGGTATGCCATAGCTTGGCTATCAGTAAGCCTTGATGTAGACTTAATAAAATCACCGATATGATGCTGGTAATAATACATATTAGTCTCCATAAACGTCAGGTCTAAGCATTTTCCTTGTAATTCTTCCATTAGAAAGTTCTTCAATTTTTCTAACGTGTTTAATAGGTACATTAGTCCTAGCTTTCCATTGATAAATAGCCGTTTCTCTTAATCCAAGTAACTGTGCCAATCGATATAAACTACCAAATTCCGTTTTTAATTCTAAATAAATATCCATAAATCCTCCTTTAAGTAATGACATATTAACACAAATATACAAAATTACAACAATTAAAAAATATTTATAAAAAGTGTTGCATTGTGTGTTTATTCGTGTATAGTATTACTTATGCAGTAAATTTATTAACCAAGTGAAGAAAGAGAAAGTCAAATGAAAGTAATAGATAGATGGGTAATAACAACAGAATGTGGAACTAGAACATATGTTAAATATTTTTTTGATACAAAACATACTGTTAAACAATTTACTGATGAAACAATATTTGAATATAGAGGTCCAAAAAATAATAAAACAAATAATTACGACACAGTAATTAAATGTCAAAAAGCAATATCAAAATGGTATGAAGAAAATTAATTGAAGAAAGAGAAAGTATATGAAAACATTTATAGAAGCACTCATACTAGGTACGTTGATGTTTGTTATTCCATTAGCTGTATGGATTATCAAAACTGGAGGTCTGTAATGTACGACCAATATCTAAAATCTGATTACGATGCTTGGCTTACTAATGACGATTCTGAATACGTTGATGAAGACGCATTTGAAGAACGAGTCAAAGATTTGTTATATCACAATGATGACTATAACTGCTGTTTATTTGAAAACTTTAGTGAAGACATTTATTCAGCTACTACAGAACAAGCACAATCCATTGAAGAATACTTGCAAAACAAAGACTTTGAAAAATTAGGCCGTTTGTTATGGTGCATATCAATGGAATCTCGTGAGAAGTTTGCAAGAATACAAGCTGAAAAAGAAATGGACAATTAAATGACTAATTTTGTGAAAGAACTAGAAAAAATGGATAAACGTAAAACTTTTAGTGAGTTGCGTCAAATTAACGTCAACGAGTTTACAGAACGTAAAGGAAATCTAACGTATTTGTCTTGGACTTATGGCTTAGACATTTTATTGCAAAACGATTCTACAGCTACATGGAAATTCTTAGAACCAATGGTTTATAACGAAACTATGATGGTGCGTACAGAAGTTACAGCTCTAGGTAAGACTTTAGAAATGCAATTACCTGTAATGGATAATCGTAATAACGCAATCAAGAATCCAGATGCTCGCAAGATTTCTGACTCACAAATGAGATGCCTGGCTAAAAATATTGCTTGCTTTGGTATTGGTTTATATATCTATGCTGGCTCTGATTTGCCATCGGATGCTATTGATGAAGAAAAACCTGATTTAACAGATTTAACAATTCAATGGTTAGACAATATTAACGAATGTTTAGACATGGATACTCTTAAATCAGCATATGGCCAAGCATATAAAGAACTTAGTAAAAACAAAGAAGCTATTGCAAAGATTAGTGCTGCAAAAGATAAAAGAAAGGCAGAATTACTATGACTGACGCACAATTAAAAGAATTAGCTGACCTTAGAGTTGCTATCCAAGATTTAAAATATCAACTTATTCATAAACATCGTGAATTATCAGATGCAGATATTATTAATTGTATGGATAAAGCTGATCCTGATATTAATGAAATGATTGAATTTGCTAGAAAAGTATTAAGAAAGGCAAGAAATGACAGCAATTGAACTAGCAGATTGGCTTGATGAATGTGATTTGTATTATACGCACACAAAACATTTGGGTATAGTTGAAACTGAAAGCAAGTTTAAAAAATCTGCCATTATGCTACGCACAATACCAACACTTGAAAAAGAAATTAATGATGTGCAAAAAGAATATATTAGATTAGCAGGCAAATATCAAGAAGTATTAATTAAATTAAATAGTGATATTGTTTATGAACCCATTATTGAACAACAAGCCCAAGAAATTGAGGAGTTAAAAGCTGACGCAGAAAGATATAAATATTTAAGAAATCATTGCTACAAATTAAAGTATCCCAATAGTGATATTGATAGAGCAATGGAATTAAAATTTGTGGTTAGTGGAGTATGGTCTGATAACAAAAATCCTGAAGTATTAGATGGTTTGATTGATTTTTTGCATAAAGAGGCAAAAAATGACTGATAAAGAATCTGATATTTACTCAACTGGTTATTGGAATGGTATTGCTAAAATAAAACTTCGTGAATTAACAGATAAGGAAATAACTCAAATTGTCAGCGAAAAACTTGAAACTTGGAATACAAAAGAAGCAATGATTGATTTTGCAAGAGCAATTATAGAAAGATGCCGTATAATTAACGGAACAGATAAATAACTGCAATTATCTATCTGCCCCTAACCACCACAACTAATAAGGAGTTGATATGGCTGACAACATTATAACCAAAGAACTATTGCATGAAATCTTAGAATATAAAGATGGCAAACTTTTTTGGAAAAAAATTGTAAATCCTAAAAGCAGGTCAAAAGTTGGCGATGAAGCTGGAACTATGACTAGTCATGGGTATAGGCGAATTGTTATCAATTCTAAACAATACTTAGGACATCAATTAGTTTTTATGATGTTTAATGGGTATATTCCAAAAGAAATTGACCACATAAATAGAGTTCGTAGTGATAACAGAATTGAAAATTTAAGACCGTGCACTAGGTCTGAAAACATTTTAAATAGCAGTTTAAGCAATAGAAATAGTACAGGGATAAAACATATTCATAATGTTAAAGGATATGGATATAAAGTTGTAATTCCTAAAAATGGTAAACAAACTTATATTGGTTTTGCAAAGACTATTGATGAAGCAAAAAATCTACTAAGAAAGGCACAAGATAAATGAAAACAAACCACGATGGAACAGTTACTTTAAATGCTAATGTGTATGAAGGAATTATCCAAGGTTCGGAACAATGGCTTAAAGAATGTCGTTTAGGTAAAGTTACTGCTAGTCGAGTTGCTGACATTTTAGCCAAGACTAAGACTGGTGTATCTGCTAGTCGAGGAAATTATCTTATCGAGCTTGCATTACAACGAGTAACAGGTAATATTGAACCTATGTACACCAATGATGCTATGGCATGGGGAACTGCTACAGAACCACAGGCGAGAGTTGCTTATGAAGTTAAAACAGGTAATTTTGTTGATCAAATCGCTTTTATCGACCATGACGTTATATCTTGGTTCGGTTGCTCTCCTGATGGCCTTGTCAATAATGATGGGCTTATTGAAATCAAGTGTCCTAACTCTGCTACACATTGGGCAACAATTAAGGATGGTAAACCACCAGCTAAATACGTTATACAAATGCAATCCCAAATGGCAGTAACGAATCGAGAATGGTGCGATTTTATCTCGTTTGATCCTCGTATGCCAGAACGTAGTCAGTTGTTTATTTGTCGTGTAGAACGTGATAAAACAATGATTGATGAAATAGAATCTGAAATAGTCAAGTTTTTAAGTGAAGTTGAAAGTGAAGTGGAAAGGATGAAAAATTATGGAATTTAATGATTATTTTGAATACAAAAATGGGGAACTTTATTGGAAGAAATTGCATGGTAGAAAAAATACCATAGGTAAAAAAGCTGGATTTTTATATAAAGATGGTTACATAGGTGTTGGCTTTAATAAAAAACAGTACAAAGTTCATAGAATAATTTATGAAATGCATTATGGATATTGTCCAAAGTTTTTAGACCATATTAATGGCATTAAATCAGATAATAGAATTGAAAATTTAAGAGAAACCACAAGAAATCAAAATGGTTACAACACTAAATTAAATATCAATAATACAACTGGAATTAAAGGAGTTCGTTTAGATAAAAAAACTAATAAATATCGAGTTACTTTTAGAGTAAACAAAAAAATGATTAATTTTGGAAGTTATTTTGACATAGAAGTAGCAAAATTTGTAGCAGATGCAATGCGTTATAAATATCATGGCAATTTTGCCAGATTTAATTAAGGAGAAATAAATTGGGAATACGTTACTACGTTAAGGCTGCATTAAGTGAGTTTACTGATAAAGACGGTAAGTCCAAGAAGAAATATCAGTCTATAGGAGTCGTTATAGAGACTAAGAACGGCTTAATGCTGAAACTTGAGTCATTACCATTACTATCGTTAAAAGACGGTTCTCTAATGTGTTATTTAAACGAACCAGAGGACAAGCCAAGTGGAGAATTTCCAGCAACTCTAGCTGATATTAAGGAAGACTTGCCATTCTAGGAGATTTCTATGACACCATACAATACAGGTAAGGTCAAAATAGGTATTAACTATAAACCACGACCATATATTGAAACTGATCCTGATATGCTTAGACTACAAACAGCTTTACTGTCTAAAGGTATCTGGGATGCGTTTAAGAAATGGTTATCAAAGTGAGAACGGTTATTAACGTAGCCGTTATTTTTTCTTTATTGGTGTGTTTATTTGTTATTTCTTTAACTGAATTAGAAAGATACCAAATTAAAAAAGATTGTGGACTCATGGAAATAAGTCCTGATTTCACATCAAAAGAACGTCAAATGTGTAGAATGATTCGTGGATCAGTTAAATAGGCACTAGAGGATGTTACAAGTAAGTTTTTTTCCTATTTTCCGACTTACAGCTAGTAGTAACCAAATCTATGATCCACCTAATATCTTTTCTACAGATTGAATCTTTGCTATACGGTCATCCAGTCCTAGCAAACCACCATTAATACGTTGCGTCATGGTTTTATAATCACTAGCGTCTGCTGCCATGTTTAAATTCCGTTTATTCCAGTACCATCCAGCAGATAAACAAGCGTATTCTGGTTGCAACAGTAAATCAGGATTATTAATGGCATCCACTCCTGACGAATCACTAAACGATTTATAGTTATCACGGCCAGTCAGTTGAATTAATCCTCGACCATGATACTTCCATCCATCACCATCTTCTAAATTGCCCATACGACCACCGTATATCTTGTTAGCAATCTTTTCTGGTGTATCAAATGGTAATGCACTCTCTACAGTAGGAAAACGGCTAGGAAACACGATATGCAGTCTATCAGGTTTGTAATGTAAGTTTTCTTCTAATACTTTAAAGTTACCAGACTCATGCTGACATTGACCAATAAAACTAGCTTGTCTTTTAGGAGTTGATATATCGTACTTAGCAAATACATCAATTAACGGTTGTAGCCACTTTTCATCAAGTCCTATTGCTTTTAATTGATCATTTGTCATTGTCTTCGCCTATTTTAATTCCTGTAATTAAACCGATAAATCCACCGACAACAGTTTGAAATGCTGGGCCAATAATATCAAATACTTTTGCATCATCAACATTTGGATCTAATATGGCATAAATAAACATAAGTAACATAGCAACAATCACACAAACCAATGCCCATGATGCTATTAATAAAACGTGCTCTTTAGTATTCATTTTTTTTCCTCTAAATATTTGATTGCTTTTTTTAAACTTTCAATATTGTCTTTAAATCCACCAAGAGCAACATTGCAAGATTTACATAAAAGACCACGAATTTTCCCTGTTATATGACAATGATCAACAGCTAACCT